ATCTGCCCTGTTATAAATGAACTGGCTTTCCTGGTCCAGATAGCCGCCGCCATTGTAAGCGCTGACATCCGATCGCCCATAGTTCGGGCCAGCTCCGGGGAGCTGAATCTTCCTCACACCCACGCTAGTGCCAGAAATCTCAGTGATTTCAACCTGGTCCATGGTGGTTCCGGCAGTGATTGACAGCCAGCACCGGGCTCCGACGTAAAGATTGGCCGCTGAGGCGACGGTCAGATAGCCCCCAGCCGTGGCTGCGGTAACGGTTGCTCGGACTGCTGGGATAATTCTTCCTGCCATGGTAGTTCTCCTGGTACTCGTGTAAGATTATCGCTGGTTTAGTTCGTTGAAAACGCGGTCAAGAAGCATCCAAGACCCGCCGGCCAAGTAACGTTGGCGCCCGTGTTGGTGTCAATGCACTTCAGCGTGATTGTGGTTTTCCCACCAGCAGTACCAATAGCCGTAACCATGAATTGATAGTTGTAAGGTCCCGTCGCACTCATACTGAAGGGTGTTGTCTGGATTATGGCGTTGGTGGCACCAATGTCATGCTGGAGCGTGACAACAAACAGGGTTGCTAGGGCATCGGGAATGATGGAGAAAACATTGAAGCGGGTATCTTCAATAAAGGTCGCCGTTGGATATACGCCATTTGTGTAAAACCGGAGCTGCGACCGAACCACACCCTGTGGAGTGAGAACTTTATCGTTGGCGGTAGCTGGAGTGCCAGACCCGCTCATATCTACGTGGCCATTGCACGTAATGACAGGGAGATTGTTTCCGGTGGTGTTCGAAACGAGCAGGGCTGGGTTTCCGCCGTCTGCTTCAATTGAGACAGCCGTGGAACCAGTAGAGCCCGTGACAGAGAGGGCACGCTGGCCGGCTCCAGCCGTGACAGTAGCTGCAGTAACCGAGGCTCCACCCGTAACAGAGAGCCCGCTGCCAGCGCCTCCGACCAGGACCTCGATGCCATTACCTGCACCAGATGTAGCGATCCTGATGCCAGAACCAGTGCCAGCGGTAACGATGTTGATTCCACGGCCGGCGCTGCCAGCGATTGTCGCGATGCTAGTGCCATGGCCAGTCGTAGTGGCGCCCATTGAGATGTCGACACCGCTGCCGGTAGCGCCTGTCTTGGTGACGGCGATACCAGTACCGGTACCGGCTGTGGTGGCGTTGATGGCATTGGCGTTGCCGCCGCCCGTAGCAGACAGACCTACACCGCCGTTCGATCCACCGTTGGCAATAACACCGGTACCGCCACCTGCGCCACCTGTGGCGGAAATGCCAGTGCCTCCACTCCCAAATCCAGCCTTGGCACCACCAACGGTTACAATGCCGGTGCCACCGTTACCAGTGGGGATGCCACCGGTAACTACGCCGCCCGTGAAGGTCGCGGCAGTCGCTCCGGCTCCACCACCAGTTGTGGTATTCCCGCCGACCACGTTAATGCCGATGCCAGGGGTGTCTGCGTGGTCGCCGCCGGCAAAGACCCCGGCTGTACCGCCAGACGTTCCAATTCCAGAACCGCTGCCGCCGCGAGCATAGATACCCCAGCCAGCTCCTGCGGTGCCGCCTGCACCACCGACAGCAACGACAGCAACGCCACCTGCGCCCTGAGTGGCTCCAGACCCACCACCAGCCCCACCGACGATGGTTGCGCCCCGGCCGCCGGCTCCGCGAGTACCAGTAGCCCCACCGATGCCACCCTGCATCCACGCGCCCCAACCACCTGCACCGCTGACACCAGAGCTACTGTTGCCGTTACCTCCAAAGAGGTATCCGCCGTCGCCGCCTACAACAGTGCCGGCTCCACCCGAGCTGTAACCGTCACCACCGCGAGCGTTGAAGGCAAGACCACCGGCAAAATTACCGGCAACGCTTGCCGTGTAACCATTCGCATACACGCCGGTAGCAGTGACGCTGTTCCCCTGACCATAGACGCCAAAGGAAGCAATCCCGCTCGTTCCGGAACTGCCGTAGACACCTGTACCAGTATCAGAGCTGCCGTAGACTCCGTTTTGGCCGATGGTCCCAAGACCAGTGACACCCATACCACCACTAACGGAGCCTTCGCCTACGATACCCGTGCCCGACCCGCCACCCTTAAAATATCCGCCCCAGCCACCGGTAGAACCACCTTCTCCGTAGACGCCAATGCCAATAGTTCCGCCACCAAAACCAGCGAGACCCGTGCCATTAGAAGCACCACCCGTACCGGTAATAGCCGTCGCTGACCCACCGACAAAATACGCTCCGGCACCAATCACGATGCTGTTGTTGGCATCCAACGTTACGACAGTCGGAACGCCAGCGCCTGCGTGGGTTGGATTGGGTGCCCCGTTCAGACGTACAGCACCAGCAACGTATTCCGTCGCTGGTTGCATGAGGAGAACGTTTACTGGCCATGCTGCATCCCTGGTGTAGATATTACCGTTGACTCGCCAAGCAAGAACATACCTTGAGCCCGGGGTCGAGGGAACAGAGAGAGCCTGCAGGGTGGATTTCTGAGCTGTGACACCGACATTCCCAGTCCTGCCGATGTCCACGTAGATGCATTCGCCGTCAGCGAGGTCGGTCTTGCCTGCGAGGTCGCCGAGCTGGTCGACAACGCTGTTGTAATAGACACCGCCCGTGTTGGCATTATCGAAGACAACCCTGAGGCCTTGCCAGTGGAGGTTGCTGGCGACCCACTCAAAGTTGTCACCGGTACTTGCGAAGGTCAGCCCGGGGTGCCGGACCATCTTGACGTTTCGGTCAGCCGTGCCACTGTACCAGTTCTCGCCACCGCCAAGCTCCCAGAGCCTGGTCATGATGGCATCCATCCAGTCCTTCTGACTCTCGATGGCCTTGTCGCCACCGGTGAAGACGGTGGGGCCAGAAACAGATTCGGTGCGATTCTGAGCCCAGTTGAAGCTGCTGTAGCGATTCGGAAAGTCTCCACCCGAACCCAGCCGCCACATGATGTTTCGAGCGTCCTGAACGCTGTAAGTGGCTGCAGAAACGTTGCTGTTGGCGTCAGTCACGACCTTGGCGATGGGAACCAGGTTCGGAGAAGCACTAAAAGGCGTGGTGCTGATGACGATGCGGTAGTCAAGGGTACGACCCAGCGGGACGGTCTTGGGGTTTTCCAGGAGGGTGTTTGGGTCCAAGAACTGCACAAGGTCCGAAGTCGTGGCATCAGCGGTGCGTCGGAGGTCGAGGCCGATGTAATTGACCTGGCCAGCCGCAAAACTGCCATCAACCCGGGCATTGGTCGCCGAATTCAGAATTTCAACGTCACGATCTGCCGGTACCCAAAGGAAGGTCCCCGCCTCGCTGGCATTCATGTTGTAGAGGATGCCATCAGCGGTGACCAGCTGGAGGCTCGTGGCCATCGTGCCGGCTGTAAAGTTGGTCAGCGTGAAACCACGGACGACAAGGGCTCTCTCACCAGCCTGAACTCGACCAGCAACGACATCGAAGTCGGCGGCGATCGAGCTTTCAACTGAGCGCAAATGTGGTACATCGAGCCGCATGGACCCCAAAATGTTCAACTGGCGAAGGACGCTCATTCTAATATCTCCGGGGATTTAGGTCTGTGCGGCTGCGACCGGACCCGAGTGAAAGATTGCTGCTAACCACCAAAGCTGATACCAGTAGGCTTGACGTCGTTGTTCCAAGTCAAAGCCTCAAACTCTAGGCTTCCTGTAATGATACCCCGACTGGGCACACTCCAAGACTGACCATTGAGGCTGCAGGAATCAGCTTGAAACAAGACCATGTCCGTGCCACGGTCAATGAGCATGATGCTGAAGTACCTTTCCCTGGAAAGGTCTTCGATGGTGGCGGTAATGCCTGCGCCCTCTGCGCCACCGTCACCCACAGTTCGATAGATGCTCATGCTGCCAGTAATTTTGGTCTGGCTGGGGGCCAGCTCGTATGGGGACATGCTGTCAATGCCATAGATGGCCCGGCGGGGAGTCATCGACCTGAAGCTGAATTCCCGGATACGGCCAAAAGGCCTACCGTTGATGTAGACAAAGACCGAAGCCCCTGAAATTACTCTTGCTCTGGGCATTTAGGCCTCCCTATCATCTTGAATTTCTTCAGTAAGGTTGTCTCCGCCAAAGACGGACACCTTGTCGCTGAGCTTTTGGGCACCGTGGCTGGGCAAACCTTCGCCACCGAGACCTCGGTCGCCAGGGAAGGCGATGGTTACGTGGGGCTCTACGCCGGCCGCCAAGGCCGCTTCGGCAGCTGCCTGGGCCGCAACCCTACCTGCACTGCTGGCGGTCACGTAGGCGCTGCCAGGGGCCTCCAGCGGGGCGTATGGGCTTCTCTGGCTCAGGAGGGTGACCTTGGTGCCAAGAACTTGGTCAGAGGTGAACTTGTAACTGTAGTCCAATGTAAGCCTGACGGTGGTCGGGCTATCTTTGTAACGTCCCAGGTACTTGATGGGAGGAGTTTGGGAGTTGGTGCCGAAGCCCACGACAATGTAACCCGGTGCATCTGGGAACAAGGAGCCCTCACCAAGAGTGTCATCAATTTCCACCTCTTCGTAGTTCTGGTTGGCGTACAAAGGGAAGCCCAAGACAGCCGACTCCGTGGAGGTGACGGCAAGTCCGTCATCCGGGGCGAAGATGTAAGGGCCTGGGTCGTTGAGAGCTTGGGTGCTTGCCCCCTGGTCCACCAGGATGGCGTCTGGGCTGTAGTTCCTACTGATGCTACCAGTGAAACCCAAAGTAGCCTGGTCAGCGAGCACTTCAATGTAGCTAATGCTCGTACTGGTCACTTCAGTGATGGTTTTAAGGCCTGAGGCAAAGAGTGGGGTCTTCAGGTTCGCATACACCAGGTCGCCCACAACGAATCCATGAGTACTGTAGCCCGCTGGGAAGCCCACAATGAGGGTGGTGACCCCGGCCGTTCTGGAGCCAATGACATTGTTCCAGTAGCCGCCAGTCCAGATTTGAGCGGCGTCGTCGCCAATGTAGGCGCTACCGAAATTGCTGGTGTAACCCAGCTCTCCAGTCTGAATTTGAATGGTGGTAGACGATGGGACAGCAAGAACACGATGCTCGCCGTTGAGACCGCCATTGGAGAGGCTGTTGCTTGCGTCAATGTACGTCAGAGCGTAGGGGTTGGTGGCCCCAGTTGAGTTAAAGCCGCCATAGACGACAACCTCTCTTTCAGAGGGGGTTGCGGCTCCAGCTACAGGACCTGCGGCCAGCCGATACTTGGCAGGAGCCGTCTGCCAGGTTTTGGAGGCGAGGTCGAGAATTTCCGCACAGCCTGCATTGTCGACATCGAGGATGTCTTGATTGAGACTGACACCACCTGCAACGACAATTTTGTTTGTGGTAGGCAAATAGGCCATGATGTGGCCATGACGCCTGATTCCAGAGGCAGCAACGGGGAGCCATCGATTGACGGTGGGGTCGTAGATTTCTGCATCCCGAAGGCTGTTGCTAGGCCAGAGACCCAGCGTTGCCGGAACGGCGCTCGCCGGAGTCTGAGTCGCGTCGTAGCCCAAACCGCCGTGTACAAGAATGTAGTCACCAGGGAGCACAACAGCGCGATGGAACGCCCTGGCCTTGCTCATCCTAGCCACTTGGGTCCAGCTGCTCCCGTTGTAGATTTCGCAGGTGTCCGTGCAGGCACCGATGGCCATGTCACCCGCAGAGAGGGGCTTGTGATTGCCCCAGCCACGAAGGAAGGTTTCTCGAATCTCACCCTCAGAGCGAGCAATGGTGCTGACACGGATGTCGTCCAGGAAGCCCTCAAACCCGGTGGCAATGTTAGGGTCCTTGGCGATGTACCAGGCACCGGAAATGCCATCGCTGGCATTGATTTGATTGGTCCAGGTTTGAATCTGGGTCCCGTTCACGAAGAGGGTTACGTCAAAATTCTTGCCGACATTGCCATCGAGAACGCGGTAAACGTCATCAGTTGCGACTTCGGCGTAGCTGATGCTCGTGGCAGTCACAGCGGTCAGGGTCTTGCTGCCACCCGCGAATAGGGGCGCATAACCAACAAATTCAACGAAGACAGTATCACCAAACAGGAATCCATGAGGCGAAGCAAAATTCAGCGTCGTCACATTCGTGAGTCGGCTGCCACTGACAATTCTCTGCGGAGAGCTGAAGCTCTTCCTGACAGCAACGTGATTGAAGAAGGTGGGGCGGTAAACCGCATTGCTGGTGATGGGGTCCGTCTGGGTACCAGAAACGTAGATACTTCCGCCATACTGCCATTGCCAGTAGATGCGACCCGTCGAATCAATGCCAGCATTCAAGAGCAGATTGTTGGCGCTGCCGCCACCAGCTGCGCCATAGGAAGCGAAGACCTGAGGAGGGTTGGTGTTGGCACTCAGCTTAAACCAGGCCTCCAAAGTCCACTCGCCGAGCAGGGCAGCTGCAGCCCCAGCCGAACCAGCTCCCGTCAGGTGTGAGGTAATGGTATTGAAATCGAGACAGCCGTCGACCTTGCCCTGAATGCTCGGGACAGGTACGTTGGTGTGGGTAAGCGGAAAGTTGGACGTATCGTCTGCCGCCGTAGGTCCAGCACTTTCATCAAGACGCCAGAGAGCTAGGGTTTTGGCGTCCATCTGACAGCCCTGGCCCATGGTGCGACCACCGATGGCCATGAGGTCGCCGTTGCTGAGTTTCACAACCTGGAAGTCAGTCCTGGGCACATTCATGGTGGCCCCGGCACTCCAAGCACCACCACCACTGAAGACCTCCGTCGTCTTGAGCGCAATGCCCTCAGTCGTTGCACCGCCGACAGCAATGATGTCCCCGGAATTCAATTCCACCTGGCAATGCCCTGCCCGAGGTGAGCCCATGCTTGCTAGAACAGTCCAGGCCCCGCCCAGGGAGTACTCCTCGGCACTGGCAAGGATAGTATCTGGACTTTCGGTCATACCGCCGCTGACAATGGCACCGGTCAGATAGCGGCTGGCCGCATGACGTTCCCGAGCCCCATTCAGACTTGAAGTGGCAATCCAAGAATGGCCACTTCTCAGGGCCCCATCGGCTTCCGTGGCATCAGTAATGAGGGTCGTCGCTCCGGCTTCGTATCGATTGCAATCCGTGGTGGTGGCTGGAGTGCTGGTGGAGGTCAGGAAGCCGGCCGAGTTGATGACATTCCCGACGCCACGAGTAAAACCACCGCAAAAAAGAATCTGGCCGTTGCTGAGGGTAACAGCTGCTGCGTCTTCGTTTACCGGTACAGCTGGAGTTTGACTTCTTGCAAAGATGCTGGCGTAGCTGGCCGCATAAGTGAAGGCTGCAGGATAAACCGCTGCATTGCCCGAATCGATGTATGCCAAAGTCCGAGACGGAACAATGTCATCCAATCTGACCCAATCGCCCACATTGAGTCCATGCGAAGCGTCGGTGGTGATGGTTAGGAGCCCGGTGCCATCTCGAAGCAGACGGGCGATGCCAAGGCTGGAATTCAGACGACCGTAGAAAGCCTGCCCAGGGCCACGGGAAACAATCTGGGTCGTGGCCGGAATGTTGATGTCAATCTGGCCAGGCCTGGTCTGCGCCACAACCACAGTTCGACCTGCGCTGGCTGCAATGCTATTTTTTGTTGGTCGATAAAACCGGTAAGCGTCGTTGCTGGCTTGGTTTGCGGTCCCGCTGAAAGTAATGCGGTCGATATCAAAACTTTGAACGACTTGGGTCCCGCTAGTCCAATTAACCGACACACTTCTGACAGCAAAGGTGCCAGTGGTGCCGATTTGGGCATCCTCGCCAATGACAACGTAGTCCCCTTCCTGAACAATGCTGAGGTCAACAAGGAAGGGGGAGCCGGTAATCGTGAGACTGACCCGCGTCACGTCCTGGCTGGGTTGGGTGTAAATCCAGTTGCAACCGGCACCTGTGGTGATGCCGCTATAGGTGGGAAGCTCGGTAGGGAATTTGAAGATGTTCTGGGCGGTGCCACCGGTGATTCGGACAAAAGAACCAAGACCCAAGCTGCCGCTGTAAATGCGAACTTTGTATCCACCCGACAGCGGGGACTTGTAGACAGAAGCAAAACCCTTGCTCCCCGCCTCCCGCATGGTCTTCGTGAGAGCGATCGCAACTTCCAAAGCCTTTCCGGCCGTGGGGGCACTGAGCTGAGAGCCGATGAAAGTGTGAGTGAACTCTTCTTTTTCGTCCAGAATCCAGCTGAGTGTGGGATTGCCGCTGAGGTTGTATTTCTCATCAAGCCCGGTCTCTACAAAGGCCCGGAGACTGTCCTGGCCGTAGTAGACCTCAAGAATTTCTCGGATGGCCTCATGAACGACCTTGTTGGCGCTGGTCTTGATGGCCAGTTTCCTGAATGATTCATCGTCAATGCCGACATTCTGGGGTTTGGTTAGGCCCTGGTCACCAGCTTTGCGCTCTAAGTAGGTGCCAGATGCGGAGGACAAGAAGAGCTGGTCAAAGGCCGCTCTTGCGTTGTTCCAGTTGATGTCGTCACCAACGCTCAGGGCCTTGATAACTGCATCCCAGTTGCCCCCCTTGAGAGCGGGGCTGAGGTGCTTGCGAATAATTTTCTCTGGGTTATCGTTCTCGGCGCCAGCGCTAAGCGGGGTCAAGGTCGCATTGCTGATGACCTGGAACTGAGTTGCCGTAGGGGGTATCAGAAGTCCGTTGCTCGTCGTTTTGACGTTGTAGACCTGAACCACCCAAGTGCCAATGACAAGCCCCACGGTGAGGACGATATCCACGCTGAAAGGGTCACCGCTGACAGGCTGAATTGAGACAATGCTGTAACCCGCAGGTCCGGCCAGGGTATAGTTGCCAAGATTTAGTGCGTCATCAACGGCAAGAGACGAGCTGGCCTTTGGAATCGCGCTGTATGTGACGCGAACACTACCTGGGGTAATCTGAGTCGCAGAAGCAACATAGAAGCCAGCAGGCCCTGTGGTAGGTCCTGGGTTCCCATAGCCTCGTGTACTGATGAGGCTTGAGTTGCTACCATCACCTTGATTGCCAAGGCCCCGTGTGATTGGGAAGGACATGGTTAGATGGGATCGCGCTTAAACGGATTGATGCTGGTCGGTGCTCCAGCGGAATCAAAGAGGTTGAACTTCTTCAAGATGGTGGAACCGTCCAGCTTGTAGGTCAGCAGCCTGTTGATGTCGAGCCCGGCAGTCTTGATTTCCCACTTGCCAAAGTCCATGGCGTACATGTCGGGGAGTAGGTCGGCGGCATAGTCCTCGGGTCGGATGAACCGGGCCAGGCGCTGTGGCATTGCAGAGATCGTGCCGTTGACGACGTAGACAACGCCTCGGTCTGGATTCGTGGTGATGTCAGGAGTGAACCCATAGGCTCCGCCACCAATCTCCGTGATGGCCGGCTGGGTCAAATTGAAGCCAAGGTCGTCCTTGTAGGTATCAAAGGTCGGCACCGCCCCGGTCAATGGAACGCCGGTGCTTGCGTTGTATAAGAAGAAAACTTCGATTTTAGGGGATGACATTAGCGGCTTCTCCATTGAAACGCATATTCGCCCCAGAATTCACGACTTTGTCCGGCTGGCAAGGTATAGGGGTTTGGATCGCCAAATCCGTCGAGGCCCAAACCGTCGATGTCGCCGCCTGCTCTTGGGTAAATGTCCATGGAACTTGGACCAGTATTGAAGATGAGTACCCGTTGGCCCCCACCGGCTCCGAGATTGACTGAATCACCTGGACTGTTCGAGGCAATGTAGTTGACCTCAGCTACAGGTACGACATTCAAGGACCCAGCAAAGCCACCGCCCGCAAATGCCAACAGCGTGTTGTCGCTGGAATAACGATTTGTCATCATAAAGACGACTGGGTAATCGAAGATGGTGTAGTCCGTGAAGTGCTTGACACCAGCAATGTATTGAGGGGGACTACCCAAAGAAGACAAGAGCCCAGCTACGGTGGCAGAGGCAATTGGTGGGGGTCCAGGAATAGGTGATGGCATGTGTTCCTCAGGTGTAGAAGATTGCTTCGCTATTCTCCGACGAACGAAATCAGAATGTCGTCGTCGAGGTTCAAAATCATTGGCTTTTCATACGGTTGGACAGAGATGACGTCTGAACCAGGACCGTAGCTCGGGCTGATAACAGTCACGGCTACAACACCGTTGACGGCCTGGGCAACGGACACCAGGTCCGAGAGGGCAATCTGCTTTCCAACCCCCGCCCGGTTGACCGAAGCCGCCACTGCAGAACGAACAGCGGTCTTGATGTCACGAGCATTGACACCTGAACGAATCCGAAGCGCCAGTGCCACCTGGATGCGGTGAATCAACGGCCCCTCGATGTTCACGTTAGCCCCGGCGGCAATCAACCCCGGATAGGCCGAGGGGTCGGAGTCGACTCCATAGCCCACCTTGTTGGCTTCCTCAATGAGACCAGTGCTATGGCGGTAGCCGTCGATGCCAGCGGCAAGGACCGTACTGAACGCGAGTTTGTCGAGACTGGACAGGACGGTCCCCGCCGCCTCACTGACTTTGGTACCCCCTGCCCAGCTGTCGAATTTGATGTCTGAAAGGGTAGAGTCGAGCGGATTGGGGCTGATGGTAGAAATCTTCTTGATGAGACGGCCGGGAGCCTTCTCGACGACTCGAATCAGACTAGAATTGGTACCCAGAGCGCCTGGGCCTGGGGTGATTACGGCCTCAGGGGTCCTGTCGAGGGTTCTGAGGGTGAACTTCCACTTGTTGTCAGCCCCACCGGTCGAGACCAGGTCCACACTCTCTACAACCCAGGTGCCGAGGTTCCCTGTGCCCCAGAGGTCGGTATTGATGGACAGCTCGTCCCCGGGGATAATACTGTCGTAGGTCAAGAAGGACATTCTTGCCGTGGCAGTCTCCTCTAGGGCGTTGTCGTTCTCGACCCAGAAAGTCTTTGTGGTGTTATCGATTCGAACGATACGATACCACCCGGTATTGCGGAGATTGACAGTCCCAAGACTGTCAGCAGTTATGAAGACCCAGTCACCCTCCTGGGCGCCGGTGAGGTTTGGGGCGCCACCGCTTACATATTGGTAACACACAAACCTACCCTGCCTCTCAATTTGCCAGGTGAGATAGTAAGTCGTTGCCAAACTGGTGGTTGCAAACTCCCAGGCCTTGGTGCCGCCACCGTCGAAGATGACGACACCGTTGGTGCCGATGCTGTCCAGGTCCGTCATAGAGGTGATGCGGTCCTTAGGGAGTGCATTAACGTTCTGCAGGACCATCCAGTGGCCTGCGCTGAGGCCGTTGGTGTCGCTAGTGGCCACGGTCA